AAGGCATCGGGTCGTCCAGCCCGTCTTCCGGCTCAGGTTGTGAGTCTTGTGTCACCTTGGAAGGTACTTCCACTGATTTTTGCTCTGTCTTTTTGACTTTATAAACCACACCCAACACATCATCCTCAACACTGTCAGCAGCGCCTTTAGACTCATAAGGAATGTGCTCAATCACTTGAACAGTGTCCAATGTCACAGTGAGCTGACCATCTTGGTTCTTGTAGCCAAACAGCTTCAGAGTGCAGACAGAGCCATTGCCTACGTTCTCTGTGAAAGTGTTACCTTCAGCGTCAATAACATTGACAGACATGCGGTTCCCTTTCTTACTGAACTCAGGTTTTGCAAGACCAACACCGAACATGCCATCCACCACATCATAATTCACCTTACCTTCCTCTACTTGAGAGGACAGTGGATACTTGATGCGACGAGGTGCTTTGGTGGTTTTATCCTTACCAACTTGTGCGAAGCTCTTGTTCAACATCACTTCGTCAAGCAGTTTGTCTTTAGTATCTTCATCCACGAATGCAGTCAGACCAAACTCTTTGTCAGTAGAGTTATACTTCAACTTAGGCTCATGAACAGATGCATAAAATACAGGTGTGTTCTTGATGTAGACGTTGAAGGTTTCCAGAGTGCCGGACTTAGGAAGTTGTTTTACAATGATACTTGTAGTCATATTTATTTCCTCTATACGTTGTGTATTATTTGTTCACTATTGGTGAGACTGTTTTTACTGCATTATCTCAAGCATTTACGCTTGCGATTCGTTGGTAGACGAGGGACAGTGCAAATACACGCTCATCATCTTTACTATTCAATGCACTTGCAATCTCAGTGATTAGCAGTTGCAGAAGTGATTCTTTAGTGTAACCCATATTACTTACCCTCCTTAAAGGCTTTCTTCAATTCTTTATACACGCTGCGCTGGCATACATCCAAACTCTGGGTGTAGACCTTAAACGATTTAAGCTTCCCCGTCAACACATCAAAATATTGTTTATTGTACACTTCCATTGTGTATGTTGTTTCTTGCGCAGCACCAGATGTACGGGCTTGTTTGCGAAGCTCTTTAGCTACTTTATTACGCATATTTGTTTCTCCTTATTTAAACCGAATTGAAACATCTTTATCACCATCATGCAACTCTTCTACACCGTCATCACTGATGAGTTGGAAGTATAGGCGGTTGTAGTCATCGCAGTCAAGCTCTCCTCCTGCAATTTCATCCAACTTAGCGTGAATACTATTGCATTCAGTATCCAAGCAATGACCGAGAAGAAGACGCAGAGTGTACACTTCATGCTCATCCAGTGTCAATGTATATTGTTCTTCCGAACAACTTTCTTCACTGAAAGGGCTTGGTACAGCATCGTCCTGTTGCATACTCCATTTAACAAAGTCATCGTAGCTTTCAAATGTATGACTCACGATACCATTATCTGACTCTACCTTAATAACGTATCCCATAAACCCTCCTATTTCTCAAGTAGCTTAGCTACAACCATTACAACACCAACCACAGCAAAGATACCTAGGACAATCGCCAAAGGAACCCAGAATGGGCTAAGGACGGCCCACCAACTCCATGTTGCCACTACACCAATCTCGGCAAGCTTCAGTGTAACAAAGATCAGGCCAAGGATGCCAAGAATCGGGAAACTTGCTGTTTTACTTTTAGAACTACTCATTTCACTCTCCTTATCGAATTTCACGTTGTTCTTGCAGGACATACTTACGCTGTACAATCTTTGCTTTGTTACCAAACTCTTTACAAAGCTGCTTCTTTTCACGAGCTTCTTGGCGAGTACCGGCATAATACACAGCACCGTCTTGAAGTACAACATCATACTCGTATTTAGTTTTCATTTTACATCCTCCGTTATTTTCTTTTGACACCATCTATTATAAACTAATTTACAGCCATGTCAAGCGGTGTTTTCAATATCTTTTGTGGCTTCTGCCCAAGACGCTCTACGTTTGATTGCTGAAACCATACACTGAATGATACCAAATTTAGCAGCAATTTCTTTCTGTGTCAACTCTCCTTTATGCGCAAGTAAATAAATCTCCACGGCTTGTTCTTCATTTAGAACAGCATTCTTGAAAGCAGAACCTGTCGCTTTAAAGCTCAGACCGTTGGCGATCCCATCCAATCTATCTTTAACAAGTTTTAAAGTTTCATCGTCAGAAGGACTAGTCTTATTTGGACGATCACCATAAATAATCTCAGAAGCGTCATCATATGCTTTAGCTGCAATCTCTTCAGTTAGGTAACTACCGAGGTAAACACTTCTGCCTTCTCGTTTAATTCTAGCACTGATACTATCACAGTTATCGTCAACACGTACACCTAAATATCTATTCTTAGACCCTTTAGATTTGCGTTGATTATGACTTTGATACTTAGGTTCAGCCCAGCGACAATTTTCTTTATAATAACCTAAGTCATTATCAATTCTGTCAATTGTTAAATGATCCTCGTAACCATCCTGCATATCCTCCCAAAAGTTTTCAAAAGAAGCCCAAGATTCAATGTAAGTAATTCCTCGACCACCATATTCTGGATACCATTTATGGTTTACGTTGTCACATCGAGTCTTCATGTCAGCCCACGTTTGATACTGTCGAGTATTGTACATTCCGTGGCTAGTAATCCTATCCTTGTTGTAACAACCACAAGATTTAGTGTTACCGTTCTTTAGAGTTGCTAAAACATACACACCTGTGTTACCACATTCACAAACAGCCTCCACTTGAGTCTTTCGACCAGTTGGGAATACTTTATGTGGTGCTTCCCCAGTTATAGTCAATCTATTAAATTTCTGTCCAATATACTCATTCTGAATCGCTTTCTGTACTTCTTCCACAATTCTTACCTTGTTTATCAGTTACATCCTCTGACACCGCTTCGATTAGTTTAGCTGCCTGATCAATGTAATATTTATAGTCAACTCCCCATGAGAAGTCATTAATGTTGTTACACGTCTTTACATTCCAATCTGTATCAATACCCAAGCGTCGAACCTCCCCACCTTCTATCAATGGAGGCATAAGCTTGATCAGCTTACCACCACCTTCCTTTGCTGGATAATAACGACAAATATTTTGTTGAGGTATGTCTTCTTCATCAATTACTAAAACCAAGCTGCTACTACGAGGAACCTTCGTCCTGAGCATAAAGTCAAACTTGTTTTCATGTAGTCTGATGAACTCTTCAAAATCAACACCACCAATCAAGTGTGCTTTCACAGCCATTGGAATCACCATAGCTGAGTGGTTCTTATGCCATCCAAGTTTATCAAAATCCATAAACTCATAAGCACCTTTCAGTTTCACCTTACCAGACTCTGTAACCGAGATATAATTATTCACATCCCGTATAAACATTTGACTGTATGTATCACCTTCCATCTCAAGCTTAGTAACACCCTCCCACCATTTCACCCACTTATCAGCTTCTTCAAATTGTTCAACATCAACAATATATTCGAAACCATCAGTGTTGCACATAATGATTCGGGCATTGCAATTATCAATCAGCTTTTCCATAAGCATACAAAGAGACAGTTGACCACCAATTGTAATTGACATTGTATAGGCCGGATCAAGCAACGGACTAAACTCGTTGTTACTATCCCCATATACACCGTTCAAAGCGAGCTTCAAAGCGGCGTTTGCTGCTGAACCTTTAGGTTGTCGCTTACGTTCTTGATAGAGGTCGGAGTACACCTTACAGAACGTCTTACCTAAGTGCTCTGGGTAAATCTGATTAGCAATCGCCATGTTCGGATAATAACTGGCTACGTCCAACGTCCTAATCTTACGTTTTTCAGTGCTGCGAATTGTGCCTTGTGTTGCTCCATGAATACCACCAACACCATAATCATAACGGAACCCATTAATGACTACGTTCAATGTTTCAGCAATATTCCAGCACCAGTAATAGCTTTTGGCTCCCTTTGGTGATTTAAGTTCCTTTTCTTCAATCCAACCCATCGGCTGCTCTTTTCGACATTCTGCAATTCGCTCTTCGGTTGGGACATACCGTTTATTCTTTTTGTCTTCTGGATCAGACAACTTCTTTTTCTTAACAACCATCTCAGCATATTTAGCTACATCTCCAAGCTGGTGTTCCATCAAATCACTGAATACACCTTTAGTCTCAGTGATAACTTGATCTTGAAACCATTTATGTACAGCTTGAAACTCTGGCCGATCAAACTTGATGTATGGAAACAAACAGTCCTTAATTACAATCTTGTCCCGTTTGGTCTGCCGAACATCCCTACCGTATTCAGTTTTCATGTAACAACTACCCGGAGCTTCCTTCTCCAGTGTGCGAATAAACAATTCCTTACCTATCTTGGTATCATTGAAATTAGTGCAATCAAATCCAAACTGTTCAGTCAAATCAGCTCGCAACTTCAGATTCTCATATGAATACCAATAGAACTTTAGCGTTTCACTAACATCGTGTTTGTTGTATTTGATTAGTACATCTTTCTCAGCATCAGTCAAAACCTTTCCGACAGGAAATGGTAAATCCTCAATATTGGTTGAGCGCATATTGTACTCAAGCATCTTCAACGATGTAGAGCGTGCCTTGTTGTCAAAATGATGCACCTTAAACAGATCAACCTGCGGGATGATCACATCCTTCTCTTTGATTGCTGAACCAAACTTGTTTTCTTTACTAGAGTTAATAAGCTTCATTGCAACATCATAAAGCTCCTTAGCTGTGATCTTTAATTTCTTGTCAGTACCATGAACCTTACGAGCTTTTTGCAAGATGTGGTGAATCACTGGATAGTCGAAGTTGTTGTTGTTGAATCCTACAAAACGATGACCGGAGGATTTCACCTTGCGAAAAAACTCAAGCAGTTCCTCTACTTCATTTTTACGATCACTGATTTCAAATACTCGCATACCCTTACCGTTGCAATAAACAGCGGCAAAGGTGAAGGTGTTCGGGAAAGTTTCAATGTCAAAAACCCAGTCCCCCTCAAAGAATTTCTTTTCCAATGCAAAATCTCCTAAATTGAACGGAGGATTTTACGCCTCCTTTAATCAAAAATCAACCATGTGTGCAGGAACTTCCAGTGATTCCGCTGAAGGTGGTTCATCTAAAAACTCTTCAACATATGGATCAGACGTTGCAAACATGTGTGTGGTAGCTGCATCATAACGCAACCAACCTGCATCACCAGTGTTACCAGTTCGCCGGCACTTGACCAGCTGAAGCTTTGTCGCAGACTTCTTAATTGGACAAGGGTTCATCTTATCACGGCTGATCAGAATCGTGTTAAAGGCAATCTGATTCAGGCTTGAGGAACCCATTAATTGGTATTCCGTTACAGCGTGTGGGTTCTCTTCAGAAGGCTTTCGCATGTGTGAAATTGCTACCACACAAGTATCCGTTTCTTTTGCAAACTTCAACAATGTATCCATGAACTCAATGATCGCACCATTGTCACTACTGTTTACGCCAGCCTGGACAGGATCAATGACAATCACGTCACAGTTCTCAGCTTTGGCGAGATAGTTAAGTTTATCAAAAATCTCTGCTGTAGAAATACTCCCTTGGTGGTCAACATACACTAACTGATCTTTCTTTGCAAGGTTCTCAAAGAAACGATTTTTCAGTGCCTCAATGTCTACGTTCTCACGATTGATTGTGCGTAGATTCATACCAGCATCAAGCGACAACAAATCACGTACAACCTCTCGCTTTGTGCCTTCTAGATACATCGCACCAACTTTAAATGTAGTATTCTCAATCAAGGAGTAAACCACGTTATTCACAATCGAGCTTTTACCAATAGATGTCAAAGCACCGATGA